AAGGTTTGCTGCAATGTCACCAGGTGTAGAAACAATACCTGTTTCGTGAAAAGCTGGTGAGGTTAGAAGTCTGAGTTTACCCATCAAGGTATTTCCATCCCACCATACATCGTCAATAATGTGTGAAACTCTTTCCAAATCTACAATAGATGATTCGGGGTGATTCAATTCTGAAAGGGAAGTTCCTTTTTGAATCATTCTCTTATAATTTTCTGCTTCTCTTTTTAATATTTTTTCGGGATATAATCTTCCGTTTCTATTTGGAGTATCAAACTTTTGAAGAACAGCATAGAATATAAATGGTTTGGAATGATCTCTCATTGACTTGGATTCCATGATAACCTTTTCGTTTTCAGGGTGATTTGGTGAGATATATCCCGCATCGTGCTCCACCAAAATACCTTTACCGGTTTCGTGAGCCTCAAGTACTCTAAGTTGTTCTTTCATTTTTTTTACTAGATAAATATGTTGTAATATAATTATTAATGTCTTTTGAGACTTTTCTTATCGAGTTTTCGTCAATTAATGAACCGAATTCAACCTCAATAGAGACAGTAAAACGTATTAAATAAAACATTCCGTTGTCCCAAGCAAGCTGTGTTGAATTGTCAACTTCACCATTTTCGATTAACTCTTTTGTGTCCTCAGCCAATTGAGAAATCATTTTGGTGACATTCAAAATATATCCATTTCCATCTTCACGAACACCCGATCCATCGGGGTATCCCAAATAATCACTGATTGTCTGAAATATTTTGGAATTTATTTTATCTTTTATTGAAAATTTAATTGCAGTTTCTATGAATATACAAATCATAGATTTTTCATAATCCGAAAAATTCTTAATATTTTTTTTGTTTTCAGAAGATATTACATCATTCCAATAATCATAACAATCTATGTCCCAAAACCCTTGTGTTAACCATCTATCTTCTTTTGTCTCACGATCAAAGAATATCTCAAAATCTCTTAACTTATCAATTCGATAGAAATATTCATCACCATCCTTTGATAAACCCCTACTATGATCATCCAACACTTCGAATATAAGTTCATTAAGTTCCTGATCACCGACAGATGAAACATATTTTAAAGTTGATGCTGGATATTGGTGATATAGATCAAGTAAAATAGAGACAGGAATTGAATCACCACTAGATTTAATTTTTTTATAAAAAACTTCAATATTACCACCGAAAAAAGCCTCGATAAATTCCACGAGACTTTTATCGGTTTCTTGTGATAACTCAATAAATTTTTCAATCATATAAATAAATATAATTCACACCAACAATTTTACGGGTGTTTCCATCTTTGAAAGATGAAATGAAAAATACCTGTTGGATTTAAAACTATTTTTTGTGATATATTTACAGATTGTTGTTAATGATTTTTTTAATTGTTCTGATTTGAAATCAATATATTCATCCAAGAATAATGTGATTTCCAAATTCATAAAACTCCTCTTTCCTTCCTGAATTCCTGAGGTTCTGAGATCCAAATCAACAATTGTTCTTCCGTTGAATATATTCAGATCTATTGAATCCAGTAATTTGTGTTTTATGTCTCTTCTTAATGTATTGACTACCGATGACCACGATTCAAGATCCGTTATTGGCTCCACCCACGCCTGAATGACCAAATAAATTGATTTCATAGATTTAAAATCTACCGTTCCATAATTTATTTTGAAATCTTTAAATCCATTAATCTTAATTGATTTTCCCTTCTTCATAAAATCCCTTCATATATAAAAACGTTTATTTTTTGAAAAACATAATAAAAATAAGGGTTATTGTCAAAATTTCGTAAATTCGTTTGTATTTATCGTTACAAATACAACTTATGATAATAGTAGAGGTAAATAAAAAAAATATAGAGGCCGCTCTGAAAACTTATAAATATAAAGTTTATAAGACCCAAGTTCACAAAAAACTGTGGGAAAATAAAGAATATATTAAAGATTCAGTGAAAAACAGAGAAAAGATGAAAAAGGCCATCTATGTGAACGACAAATATAAAAAGGATTAAACTATCTCGTTCAAAAATTTCCTGAGTTCAAACAATGAACGGTGGGATTTATCATAAGATCCCAACTTTGATTTCAACTGATCCAATTTACCTTCTTCTATAGTATTTTTCTCAAATACAGAAAGAATTTCAGATTTTGTTTCCTCAATCAAGTTTGTTAAATCACCTTCAGTTAATTCCTTCATTTCTTTAAGTAACGAAAGTTCTTCTTCAGAAAGACTTTCTAAAATTGGTTTGATTTTGGAATTTGCAATATCCACTTGCATAGATAAAGGAAGATAAATGGTTTCGTAAACCTCATCCTTTTTTTGAAGATTTTCCAATAATGAAAGTTTTGTCTGAACCTTTTTTTCTATGTTTGTTGAAAAGATCAAATTATCAATAGATTCGTAGTTGTTGGATCCTTCAGACAAATACTTTTGAATATCTTTTCTTTTATATAATTCTTTTAATCTATCAATAGATTCATTAAGGAACATTTCACTGAATTCCTTGTCATATCCTTTTTTGGATGACAATTCATAATAGATATTTGTCGCTTCTTTTAAGTTTTTGTTTTTTAAAACCTGATCTTTGAATTTGGTAAATGAATTTTTAAAGGTTCCTGTTTTGTAACCCTCTAACAATTCATTTTCGAGTTGGGTAATATAACTTCCTAGTGTTTTCATACTAAATAAATATTATGATCCTAATAACTCGTTTAATTTTTGGTCAATCTCTTGTAAAGATTTTTTTGCTTTGTTGATATTGAGTTCCACAACACCGCTTAACATATTATCTTCTAGGATTAAATTTTCATCTTTTTCTTTAGATTCAGGAGTTACTTCGGCAGCTGGAGTTTCGGTTTCACCACCAGTTTCAGTCGCAGGTTCCGGAGTTGTGGTACCCCCACCTAATTCACCAAAACCACTAGTTACAGGACTCGTCGTCTCTTCACCACCAGGTGTTGTTGTCTCACCAGCTCCTGCTTCACCACCCTCTTTTGGTTTTCCATTACCGTATAATTTGTCAATATTGTCAAATATACCTGTTTTGGTAATTACATTCGGGGTTTCTTCGAGTTCCTTCGCTACCGCCTTTTCAATTCTTTGTTGTTGAATATCCAACTTAATCTCTTCATCACTGAATCCAAGAATATGTTTCTTAGCCCAAGATGCTGACACCGCTTGAATACCGTTACCAGGATCAGTAACTGCGTCCCTATAAAGTTGAATCTTAGATTGAAGTTGTTCAAGCTTCAACATGTCCTGTTGTGTTGATGGGTTAGTTAGACCTAAAGTAAAGTTATTCAGTTCGTCCTCAAAACCCAAGATATAAAGGTGAATAATTGCGATTTTATTCAATTCTTGAATCATCGCTTGTTGAATTCTATTAATGGTTCTTGAAAATCTAATATCCAAAAGAGAAAGATTCTTACCATCACCAACCACTTCTTCAAATCCAAGGAAAGCTTTCGGTATTCTTAAAGCGGTCAATAATTTCTTTTGAATATATTCAATATCCGCAATTTCACTCAGATTCTGAGCGCCAGGTAAAGTATCAATTGGATTTGGTGCGTTCGGATCACGAACAGGAATAAAATAATCCTGATCCACGGCCATCTGATTATATCTCATATCCACATTACCATTCTTTGGATCCACAATTTGGTCTCTCTTGAATTTGTTGGCAACCCTTTGGACATAGGCTTCAACATCTTTATCATCCATATTTCCGACAAAAACTTTAAAAACTCTTCTTTCAGGTGCTCTTGATGTTCTATAGATCAACATCGCATCTTCAGACAAAAGAAGTTGTTTCCAAACCCTTCTTGCTTTTTCTAACATAGAAGTTCCATAAGGTAATTTTGAGTCGTCACCCAAAAGTCTAAAATGAGCAACTTCCCACGTATTAAATTCTATATTTTTATTTTTCCATGTGAAAGTCAAGTGAGTATTTTCGACCCCGGTATTCATAGCTACGGTATTTACAACCATACCCCTCTCAAATCTTTCAATTTCAATGTTTGGTAATTGTTGTGCTCCGACAACACCTTGTTCAGGATCAATCTTCAAATAGAGAAAATTATCACCATATTTGCAAGTGTTTCTTGTCCACATAGGTAAGTTAGTATTGATGTCCAACTTGTTGTTAAACAAGTCAGCCAAAATACTTTTGATTCTATTGGATTCTGAATATATTTGAAGAATAAATCCATTTTCATTTGGAGTTGTTGATTCTTCAGCATAAATGTCTAAAGCTGCTGATATTTCAGGTGTAAACTCCATAGATTCATAGTCATAATATGATGCTAACCTCGTTGGTTCATAATAGACGGCTTGGGTATAAAGGTTATTTTCAACCTTTGACCATTGGTTCGCCAAATACAAACTCTGTTGAGCTTGAAGTTTTTCCTTCTCGTATTCCCCTTTGGATTTGGTTCTTAAAATTTCTTTCTTGTCAAACCTGTATTGAGGAACTTGTTGATCCAATGTGGAATCTGGTCCAAAGACCCTTGAAAGTCGTTGCCAAATTGTATATTGTTGATTAGTTTGTGCCATAGTAATTAAAATAGTAGTTTTTTCAATAAATACAATATTATTATCTTCTCATTCCTCCGAAGAGCCATAAATATTTCTCTACGTCTTTCTGATTATAACTTTGTTTTGAATCATTATTTGTTTGACCATAATACGATGGGACACTCGGATTCATAAAGTCAGTTTTATATTTTACACTTTCATTTACCGTCCAAGAATCAATCATTGCTTTTGCTTGTTCGGTAACCTTTGTGAGTTTGGAAAAACTACTTTCACCAACATATAAAGCCATAGCAACAGACATAATCAAGTCGTCATGTTGTCCTTTGATATGGTCGGGTCTTCCGTTTATATAAACAAAAGTTAGTAATTCATTATATAATCTTGATGATCTTATCTTAAACCCGTGTCTAATATATTCTTCAAAAGTTGCAATAATCTGAACCCTTTTGTTGTTAAAATTAATTCCCGGTATTTTCTCTTGTGCTTTTGGATCATATTTCCATATATCAGTTGATACTTGACCATCAATATAAAGGTTTTTATACCCCAACTCTTGCATCTTTCTTGCAGTTGATACACCCATACCACCCGTGATGTCAATAACCACAAATGCGTTGTATCTTTGAGCCCATTTTAGTGCAATTTCCGCCGCAATATCAGGTGGAACCTTATCTAAAAATTCAACAACTTGTTCTCTTGTGTCAAAATCAACAATATTAAATGTTGTAAAGTCCTCAGAATCACCCCTTGATACATCAACACCCATAATATATTTGTGATCCATTATTGGATCTTCCCAAACCCATAACGCTCCTCCCATCATTCTGTCTCGTGGTTCCAAAATGTCATTTTTCTTGATTTTTTCCATAGTTGCCGAGTCGATCACATTGTCACCCGAACCAAGAAAGTTACACTCTAATTCTTGAGATACCTTTCTTCTATCGTATTTCAACTTCTTAACCATAGTTTCAAACCAAGAAGAACAGGGTTTATAACCTTCATTGATTTTTTGAATAACAAATTCAAGATCCAAATCCCAACCCGCAGCATCTAATCTAATTACGTGTTCTTCTTCAGTATATTCTTCTTTGTTTAACAAATAATGAACTATATCTTTGGTTTTTACTAAATAAAGGTCTTTGGTATATCTTGGGTCTCTATACCAATACATTTCAGATATTTTAAAATCATTCATACCCCGTAAAGCCTGATCGTAAATTGAATAATAAATTTGATCAAATCCGTTGGGGGTTGAAATAACTATAACTTTACCACCCGTTGAGAGTGATGCCATACAAGCAGCCCAAAAATCATCATCAGCTTCAATATATGCAGCCTCGTCAAATACAAGGATGGTAGGGGTATAACCTCTTAATGCGTCTTTTGATGTCGCAACTGCTTTTACTTCACAACCATTTGTTAATCTGAAGTGACGTTGGGAGTTTTTTTCCGATGAAAAACTAACACCAAACCAATCGGGCCATTGTTCTTGGAAAGACCTGATTTTATCCGCCATACCTACTGCAGTATCAAGTTTGTTGGCGATGATCAATATCTTTTCCGGTTTTCCCTTCGGAGCTGTGATCAACTTTTTGGAAATCCAAGCGGCAGTGACAGTAGAAACTCCCGCCTGTCTGTATTTTAACGCAATATTTTCCTCGAACTTTTCAAAATCCTCAATCAATTTCACTTGGTCAGGAAACAACTTCAGGGGTACGAACCCCTGAACTGTTTGATCATAAGTTTTCAAATATGTTTTTAACGCATATTCAGGACTTTTGACACATTTGGCATATTCTAATAATACCTGTTCTCTTGTTAAACCCATCCATTAATTTAAACTTATTCCGAGATTAGAGAGGAAATTATCCAAGTCTTCATCATCATCTTCTGAACCCATAGCATCTTCATATTCTTGATCTTTAAGTTCCTGAATAATCTCTTTTACCATTTTGTCTACAATTTGCTTACCTTTTGGTGTTTCGGCAAGAATTTCTTTCATAGTCTTAAAGAACTCGTCAGTACTCAAAGAGGCAATTCTCGATTTGAGATAGAACTGAATAATTTTCTTGTCTTCATCAAATAGTTCATCAGGATATGAATTTACCAATTTTTCATAAATAATTGGTCCGACCCTCATATCCCAAATTTCATGTGGTAAAGTGTCTGCAACTCCCATAACCATTTCAGCAGATCTTGGATCGTCAGGTAAACCCTGAGTCATCACCAAATCGTTTACACCTTTAAGTAGTTCGTGAATCAAAAGTGGAAACCATGTAGCCTGTGCTCTTACGGTTGGAGGATCAGTAGTTTCATCAACCTCTTCTTTACCCATCATTCCTTCACCACTACCTGCCATATTCAACATTTGTTGGTTAGGCATAATCCAATATAGATAGTCAGCGTATGACATTATAACACCATACAATCTTACCAAGTCAGGATTCAATCTATCTAATTCTGGTACTACAAGTTGATACATATAGTGACCTTTTTTTGCTCCACCCTGAATCAAAGCATTTAGAATTCTTCTTTTTGCGGTTTCTTTATTGAAATTTTCCATAGAATTCATGAATGACATGAAGTCATCTTGAAAATCTTCTTCTTCGTCCTCTTCACCTCCGAATTGTTTTTCAATTTCATCCTCATCGTACTCTTCTGATTTAGAAATCATACCTTGTTTTGAAATTTCACCTGGATTAACTAAGTCCGCTTCAAAATTTACTTGATCTGTAATACCGGTTTCCTTCTTCACCAAATCAATTGCCAAGTTTTCCAAATATTCTTTGTGACTAGATTGAATCTGTAGAATTCTATTCGATGCACCCATAACCAAAATTTGTAACTGTTGCATACCATTCATTCCCGATAAATTTGTTACACCAGTAAGACGTTTTAAGTTTTCAATAACATCCTTGA